GGGAGTCTCAAAGCCAACCTCAAACCGCAGCTGAAATAAATCCCAATTTGCACCCCCATCGTTCAATATCAGTGAGGAATGTAATGCCTGATTCCCTTAGTACTCCTCCCGCGGATTCTGCCGATCAGAAGCCTCAGGACGGAGCCCCTATAGAACCAGAGGTAATAACACTAGACCCCAAGAATCTCACAGCGGAGATTAGGCGTCTACAGCAAGAGAATGCCGACTTTCTTCAAATCTTCAATACTGAAGTTGGCAACCACGCCGCGAAACAGGCCTCCCGCAAGTACGAACCGGAGATTAAAAAGCTCCAACGCGAACTTGAGGAAGAACGAATTCAGCGGCGCAAGGCCGAAATTCTTAGTATGGACGAAGCGGACATTACTAAGAGGTTCGGTGAGGATGCAGCATTCGCAGAAGATTACGCGAAGATTGTTCACTACAAGCCTCAGGCAGTTGAGGACGACCCAACTCCACTCATTGCACAAGCATGGGAGGAAGCCGAACAATTTGCCCGAGATAACGGCGTATCTGATGAATTCGTTCAGCAGGTCACCAACAAGGCAATCAACGGCGGGTACGCTTCTGCGGACGAGCACTGGTCTCTTGGCATCCGTCGAATCCAACAGGATTTCACTAACGAGATACTCCGAGTTAAGTCCGGTAACAAAGCTGCCGCTTTCAACCCTGCACTTGTTAAAGGTAGTGCGGATGTCACCCCGGCCAGTCGTGGCTCAGGTGGCGGATTCACCTTCAAGTCCGTGCGGGAGTTCAAGGATCTTCCTCTATCCGAGCAAAGAAGTATTCTTGACCAACCTGAGGGCATGAAGTATGTCGAAGAACTAATGAAAAAGGGATAACCAATGTCAGTCGATGCGTTCATCCCCACAGTATGGTCAAAGAAGTTCAAGGATGTCCTTGACCCTCTCCTCGTTTATCGCAATTGCGTGAACACTGACTATGAAGGGGAAATCAAGCAGCAGGGTGATACTGTCCGAGTCAACACAATTGGCCCTGTGACCGTATCACCCTACACTAAGAACACCATTAACCTCACCCCTGAGGTTCTTCAAGGCGCCGGTCAGCCAATGCAGATCACTCAGGCTGACATGTTCTACTTCGCCCTTGATGATGTCGATAAGGCGCAGATGAACGTCGGTGTCATGGAGCAGGCCATGAAGCGGGCGTCCTTCTCAATGAAGAACTCCATTGACAGCTTCCTTGGCTCTACCATCGCCGCTGGCGTCCACGAGGACAACATCCTTGAAACCAGTGGCACCACCAGTTCCAGTGCCTCCAATCCTATCGTTGTTGGTACCGGCGCAGGTGACACGGATGCTTACGCACTCCTTGTCAACCTTGCAACTCGCCTGAACAAGGCCAATGTGCCTGATGGCGACCGTTGGGTAGTTGTCAACCCGGACTTTATTGGCCTGCTTCTGCTCGATGCCCGGTTCACTAACTTTGGTACCGCCTCCTCCATGGAAACCATTAAGCAGGGTTCCAGTGCTGGTGGTGCCCTTGGTGGTGGCCTTGCGAATGCCCTCAAAACCCTTACCGGCCTCGATGTGTATGTCACTAATCAGGTGCCTGTCAGTGGAAGTGTTTACACCATCCTTGCCGGTTATAAGGGTGCAACCAGTTACGCCGAGCAAATCCCTGAAGGCCAGCCAGAAGCTTACCGCCTCCAGACCGGGTTTGCCGATGCAGTCCGCGGCCTTGACCTCTACGGTGCCAAGGTCTTTGAACCGGCAGGACTCGCCTCCGCCTATGTGCAGTACAGCGTCTAAGGAGTAATGCAATGGTAGACGTAGCGATTACTCTTACCAACCTTGTCATCAACACCCGGAGCGCCGATCTCGTGGGCTCCGGCACTAGTGTAACTGCTGGACAGACCTTCAGCATCGCCACTCAGGGCCGTACTGAAGGTATCATCATTGTCCTCGAAGAGCAGAATGCTGGTGCGGCTACGGTTACCTTCGACGCCGGTGTAGATCCGCCTAGCAAGCGTGAGGGCATGGGCTCTCTTGCCATCGCCCTTGCTCAGGCTGACCTTCGCATGCTGGAACTTGAAGGTGGCCGATTCATCCAAGCAGGGCCCACCAACCTTATCACGGGTTCGGTAGCTACAAACACAGTCAAGATTACGGCCTTTAAGGTCAGTCGTCTCTGGTAGGGAAAGACGAGGGGACTCCCGAGGATACATTTCCGGCTGATACGAAGTCCTAGTTGCCCGGGACAGAGTTATACTCCAGTATCAGGTACCTCGGGGAGTCCCCGTTTGAAAGGTAAATACATTGGTACAGAATAGTGGTGGCGCAGGGTTGCTCACAAAGAGTGACATCCTCGACCTTCGCCGTGTTCATGTTACTGACCCTGTAAAGTGGGCGGTATCTCCCGGCACAGACTTCTGGATTTACGCAGCGGCCAACGGGCAGGGAACTGCCTCCGGCAACAACCTGCTTACCGATGGTGGCTGGACAACCACCTCCATTGCCAGCTATGCTGCCGGTTCCGCGGCTGACTTCATGACCCCTTCCGATGTCGGTACAATCAGCCGGTACACTACCGATGCTGCCGCCGACCTCATCCAGTCCCCGGCTATCTTCGGTAGTTACGACCACGCTCATATGGCAGCTGTGATTTGCGGGCAGAGGTCTCTTCCTCGCTATCTCATCATGGATGCCTATGCACTCATGTCGGTACTGTCCGCGGACGAAGTTACCAGCAACCTCGGCTTTGTCGAGGATGGTGGTAGTATCGTAGTCGCCGCTGATACCATGGCTACGTTCTACAGCAAGGGTACGGGTACTACCTTTAACCTGCAGAGCAATGCCGCAGTGGTCACCGGCCTCGTTGCCAACGACACTAACCCGCACTGGTTCCGAATTGTACTGGATAAGGGAACTGGATACGCCAAGTACTACGTCGATGGTGTCTATGCAGGTACCACTGCAATCACTAACGACGAGTTCCCGGTAGCCTTCGGAGCTGGAAACGGCACCACCAACCGCTGGCAGCTCAACCAAGCGCATATCTTCTATGCTTGGTCGCTTCCATTCGACCCTGCGGTGTTCTAGGAGAGTATCAAAATGGCTAATGAGACTTTGTTTACTCACCGACAGCGCGGTGGGACTAATGATGGTCAGTACGGTCTCCCTGTGTACAACGAACTCGGGGAAATCATCGTAGCTGGCGGCAACCTGCCTTACGCGGAAGTTACCCGTCAGGGTCGGATGTATTCGGTGCAAACCGCTACACCCTTCGCCCCTGTCGTGGCTCTTCCTACCACCCTTGCCAAGCTTGAAGTCAAGAACAACAAGCTCGGGTACGCTATGGTCATCGACTGCATCTGGTCGTGGCAGCTTCTCGGTACCGCTGTGGTCTGGGCTCATACCCCATGGGCACAGGTCGGAGCCGCGGTAGTTTCCGCCAATGCCGCACTCGTCATGGGCTCCGGGGATGGTGGTGCTAATATCACCTCCGCCCTCACCACTGACGCGGTGTGTGCTGTTGACCAGACCGTCGTAGCTTCCGGCTGGCGTGTATTCCCCGGTAGTACCATGGCTTGGGGACTTGCAGCGGCTACTCCCGGCGGAGCTAACGTCGGTCAGGTGGATGGACGACTGGTTGTTCCTTACGGGAAGTCAGTCCACGTTTGCGTTTCCGGCTCGGTTGCTACCGCTAGCTCCATGCACTGCGGAGTGTCGTGGACGTGGCAGGCAATCACGCCGGTTTAACCGACATTCACGCATTCCACAATGCGATTTTGACGGACTCGGGCTGGTGGGTAATACCATCGGCCCATCCGTCCGTAATGACCCTCACAATGGAAAACCGATGCCCTACAAATCAGACGCTCAGAGACGCTTCTTCCATAGTCCCGGAGCTGCAAAGGCTGGGATTACGAAGGCTCAGGCGTCCGAATTTGACAGAGCCTCCAAGGGTAAGAAACTTCCAAAGAAGATAGCCAACGTGGGCTCTGTGATTAAGAGGAAGAAGTAGTGTCTACTGTAATTGCCTCTGCAACAATGCTCAATTCCGGCGGTGTGACTAGGGCTGACCTCTTCCGAAGGCTGGCATTGGACACCGGCCTGCTATCCGTTGGTACAATCACTGACGGCGACACCCAATATTTCTACGACACCAACCAGCTCAAGTCCGGGCAGCTGTCAGCTGCTGAGTGGATAGGTGGTTGGTTTCGTGTGTCTTACACATCCGGCGCAGCCGCTCCCGAGGGAGAGATCCGGCCCATAGTTGACTTCGAACCTGAACTCGGTCGTGGCACGCTTGAACCATTCCTGAGCGCCACCCTGACTGCTGGTGACAAGTACGAGCTATGGAAGGTCAACCCGACTATCGTAAAGGACCTGACTGATCAATGTCTAACCAACGACTTATTCATCCCATGTTGGACGGTGCTGAGTGAAATCCCCGACTACGACATGGAGCAAACCGGAACAACGTACTGGACAGCTGGAGGTTCCGCCACGGTTAGTAAGCAGACCGCTGACCCACGACTCAGTTCCGGCGGAAAGCAATACCTGCGTGTTGTGTCTGGTGCAGCAGGAGATTATGCACGGTCAAGTCTACTCCGAGTCAATCCCGGGAAGACTGTTCATGTCAGCGCAGCGGTAAGGTGCAGCGCAGCAGGGACTACGGCTAAGCTGGTCCTCTATGATGAAACCAATGGAGCGGTATTGCAGTCCTACACCAGTACACAGTTATTCCCGGCCCGCATCTGGTTTACGTCCCTCATCCCCAGCACATGCTACTCAGTCTCCATCCGGCTGACCAATGTGGAGTCCGGGGTGACTACAGAGTGGGATGAGGTCATTTTCTACGCGGTCAGCTCCTCGGACATCCCCCTTCCTTGGTGGGTGAGGAATGCAGATCAGGTCAAGGGAATCTTTGAACTCCAAGCCGAATCCATTGGACAACAGCTTTGGGACACTACGCTCCGAGGCGAGGATGATGCCCGCTTCGATGTCATCCCTAACTTTGGTGGCGGCAGTCGTTTCAAGGCACAGGCTCGAGAGGGTTACCTTGATTGGCCACTATTCATCTACGGTTCCCGGAATGAGACTGCCTACGCGGATGACAATGTAGACACCAAGTACATTGACATCAACCTGTTGTGTGCCTGCCTGAAATGGAAACTATACAAGTTCCATTCTCAACCGCTCGTCACCGGCCTGCTCGACGCGGAGAACTTCAAGGGTATGCTCGGGGATGTCACTAATGAGTGGATGCTACTGTCTCAATCCCAATCGGTGGAGCTTAACAAAACCGTTGACAGCCCAACCCCATGGGTTCGATACTCCAACCCACGATTCAGTTATGGAGAGTCCTAATGAGTCGCTCTAGAACAGCATTCCTCAGCGGGACAATCACTGACAACCCGCTGACTAACGTAGCCACAACGTTGAACAGCGCTGCACTGGCATCCCTCCCGGCCATTGCTAGCCCGGACATTGCGGTACTTGTTCTTGACCCAACTGGTAGTGCGGGTGCTCCGGAGGTGGTGTACGTAACTGCACATACCGGAAGTGCCACTTCAGCCACTATCAGTCGAGCAAAGGAAGGTAGTGCCGCTCGTCAGCACGCCTCTGGTATTGCTTGGGTACACGGCCCAACGCTGTATGACTTTAAGGGCTGGAGACTTGAGGCTGAGAATACAGCAGAACAAACTACTACAAGTACAAGTGCGGTTGATCTTTTAACTATTTCGGGGTTACTCATTCCAGTAACTCAAAGTATACTGATTATGGTGGCCTCAAGAAAATCCGCAGGAGCTGCAGCTGGAGCAGCAATTGGTCTTAAGATTAATAGTACAATTACTGCAGAAGCTGCAGTAGGGGCTGTATTTAATGTAGTGCAAAATTTTGGTACTCAAAATGAGGCTCAAATGGGAGTATCTACTATATGGATACTTCCTAGAGTAACTAATTATTTGAAATGCGCTAAAGCTGATTATGTTTATCAGGGAGCTGCTAATACTTCCGCTGGGCAGGCGGCCTTAGCAGGTACGGCAGATATACCAAACGCTACTATTACTTCTATTACATTTAGAGGAATATCCGGAAGTGCCTCTGTAACTCTTGGGATTAAGGATGTAGAGATTATGGTGAGGGACGCCTAATGGATAAGCAACTAACCGAATTCCAATCCGAAGGAGAAAAGTCATGGTAACTGTTCAGGAATTTCGCACCGCATGGGCGGACAAAGAAAACCGTGGAGCCGCATATGCCCTCGCCGAGCAATACGTAGCCGAGAATGCTACCGTACTGGAAGCCATCGCCGGAGGAAAAACCAGCGACGAGTGTGTACAAATCATTGAAGCTCTCCGCGCTTCCAATAACCCGGACATGGAAACAGCCATCACCATGTATGAGTTAGTAAAGTTCGAGCGTAAGCAAATCGGTGGCAGTTTGAACTTCGGAGGGCCGTTCTAATGGCTGTCGGCTTCTATGTAACCAATGCCGTAGCAAAATCTATGCTCGACGCATTTACTGCAGCCGCAGACGCGGGTACAGCAGCAGTAATTGAAATTTATTCTGGCTCAGTTCCCGCAGATGCGGATGCGTCCGGAGCTAGTCTCACACTGTTGGCCTCCCTCACCATGTCGGCCAGCTCCTTCGGTGCAGCTACGGATGCCAATCCGGGAGCTGTTATTACTGCCGCTACTATCACCGCAGATTCCTCTGCAGATGCAACAGGTACAGCTTCGTGCTTCCGTATCAAGACGCAAACAGGTGGTACAGTTATATGCCAAGGCACAGTTGGTACAGCCACGGCTGATCTTATCCTCAACACCGTGAGCATTACCTCCGGCTCCAATGTTTCCATTTCGTCGGGTACGATTACTCTTCCCGAAGGGCCATGATTATGTGGGAGAAAGCAGTGATCAGGCGGATTGGATTGGTCGTATCGGGATTGCTGGCTTTAGGAGGGCTGGCAATCGCACTCGCGACGGGCACGTTCGACAGCGCATCTCGCACGGTGTACCAGTGCGCGAGTGGGGTGTTCACGCTCGCATGAACGCTCGAACGATTGCGGCAATGGCGGGCGCGGCTTCGGTCGCGCTCATCCTTGCAGCGGTCGATGTGTCGTGGAGGTGGGCCGGGTGAAGCGGATCAACGAACACGCGGTCTATCTCACGGGCACGGGGTGCATTCGCGTGGACTCGGCAGTGATCGAGCTGACGGTCGCGGAAGAAGAACTGTTCGAGCTCCTGCTGCGGACGCCGAAGGTGACGGTGCCGTGGGCGAAACTCGAGTATGAGACGGCGCGTTCGAACCTGACGATCCGGCACCTGATGCGGGGGTTGCGGGACAAGCTGGGCGCGCGGTCGGTGAAGACGCACACTGGCAAGGGGATATCGCTGCAACCGCAGTTTGTGGGCACGGCGCGGTTCGCGCTGAGCTACCATCCGGCGACGCTGATGCAGCGGGCGGGGAGCGAGTAGGGTGGCCCTTTCTGCGAAGGTTGGGACGCTTTCGTGTCCGGGTTCGACCGGGAATCAGGCGATCACGGGTGTTGGTTTCCAGCCGAAGGCCGTCCTGTTCTGGGGCAACAAGCGGACTTCGGCGGGCTCGTCCAGCAGCCAGTTCCAGTTTTACGTCGGGATGGCAACGAGCTCGTCGAGCCGCGCCTGCTCCGCGATATCGAACGGCGCATTTCGCACGGACAACCTGAACACCAAGTGTATCTTTCTGAAGAACGATGCTTCCACGACCGTCCTGACGGCTGACCTCACATCGATGGATGCTGACGGCTTCACGTTGAACTGGTCCGTAGTATCGAGCGGCGTGCAGGTGAACTATCTCGCCCTGGGCGGGAGCGACCTCACGAACGCGGCCATCAAGCAATTGCAGGCGCCGGCCGCAACCGGTTCCCAGGCGTACACGGGCGTGGGCTTCCAACCTGATGCCGTCATCGCAGTGAGCGTGGGCGACACCGCGACTCCTGATGCCGGCTCATTGAGTCGTGCTCGTTTCGGTATGGGGGCGGCGTCCGGGTCTTCCGCGCAGTGGGCAACCTCATCTGAGTGGGAAGGTGGCAGCGCTAACGGCTATCAGCGCACGAACCAGGTAATCGCGGTGATTGGAAACGGCGCGAAGGTCGTCGAGGCGAACCTGACGAGCTTCGATAGCGACGGGTTCACGCTCAATTGGGGCACTACGACCAACGGCGTCTATTGCTGGTTCCTCTGTCTCAAGGGCGGTCAGTTCAAAGCGGGTTCGATCTCGCAAAAGACCTCGACGGGCAACCAGGCGTATACAGGCGTGGGCTTCCAGCCGGTCGCTGAATTGTTCGCGAGTCGAGATCTCGTCGCGTCCACGACCATCGATAACAACGAGGAACAGACGATGATCGGCGCCGCAAGTAGCACGTCTGCGCGCGCGGCCATCATCTCGAACTGGGGCGGGTTGTCGACCGACCAGAACACTCTCACGACCACGAAGGCGATTCGGCTGCAAACAGGTTCGACACCTACCGTTCAGGCTGAGGCGGACCTGGTATCGCACGATAGCGATGGGTTCACCCTCAACTGGACGACGGCGGACGCGACGGCGCGCGAGATTGTGTACCTGGCCTTCGGCAGCGCGGCCGGCGGCGGTGTCACTGGAACCATCTCTTCCACGCTTACTAAAGCCACATCATCCTTTAGTGGCACACATAAGCAAACAGGGACTATCGCGGCTACAGCGACTAAGGCTACTTCAGCCTTCACTGGCGTAATGAACCCGAGTGGAAGTTTTGCATCTACTATGCGAAAGGCTACCAGTGCATTCACTGGCTCTCAGGGCATATCCGGAGTAATAGCCGGTATAATGCAGAAGGCCACCTCTGCGTGGACTGGAACGCAAACACAGACCGGAACCATCACTTCCACACTTCAACGTGCCACGTCAAGCTTCACTGGAGTGATGAATCCAAGCGGTGTCATAGCCTCTATTATGACAAAGGCTACAGCTGCTTTTTCCGGTACCCAAACACAGACGGGCAGTATAGCATCCATACTTACTAAGGCCACTAGTGCCTTCTCGGGTTCTGTAGGCAGTGGAGTATCGGGTAGTATTGCATCTACCGTGAGAGCCGCAACCTCCGCATGGACAGCTACGCAAACTATTTCTGGCACCCTTGCATCCACGATTCAGCGTGCTACCAGTTCCTTTACCGGCGTAATGAATCCCTCAGGAACCATCGCTTCGAGAATGACCAAGGCTACTTCTTCATTCGCAGGAACACAAACTATTACGGGGACGATAGCCAGTACGTTAACTAAGGCCACGTCAAGTTTCACGGGAGCTAAGTCCTACCTAGGCACCATTGCTTCGACTATGGCGAAGGCCACTAGCTCATTCACGGGCGTACACAAGCAGACCGGCATCATAGCTTCAACCCTGCGAGTAGTCACTTCCGCATGGTCTGGGTCACAGCCATTTACAGGAACTATTGCCTCTATTCTAACCAAGGCTACGGCACTATTTACTGCCTACAACAGAGAACCTTCATACACTGCTCTATCACGGGAAATACTAGAAATTCCCAGATACAATGCAGTGCTTGAGATACCCTCCTATAATGATTCCCTAGAAATACCAAGGAACAATGAGGTGCTAAATGGTAATTGAAAGTAACCTTCACAAGGGAAAAGGTATTGTCCGAGGGGATCAGTTTAGCATCTACCGAACCGTTCGAGGACTCCCTAGCGGTATAACTCTTACCGCTGCGTTACTTACAATTAAGGATGCTATAGCCACAGCCGACCCCGGGCTGATTCAGAAGTCTATCACCAACTCTAATGTGGCCGGTACGGGAAAGATTGAGGACACCGGCGCTGATGGGATTGGCAAGATTAGATTCGACCTCACTACAGCCAATACCCTGCTCATGACTGCTGATACTGAATACTATTTCGACATACAAGTTACACTTAGTGATGGTAGTATCCTCACCCTCGAACGCGGATTCACCAGTGCCAATACTCAGGTAGGCACCTCATGAGCCAAGAACTCACCATCATCGATGAGGACAAACCCTACTACTTCACCATTGCCCCTCGTGTCGATGACAAGGGCGGTAAGGGCATGGGGAAGTTGTTCCTTGTCCAGACCAAAGATTGGGAGCCAGCTGATGGGAGCATCCCGTGGAGACTTGCCCTTCATCCATGGACGGGAGGGCTTGGTCCGAGCCGGTTGAACCCTAGCATCACCCTCGGCGGTGACCTCAAGAACCGCCCAAGCATGACCTATGCTAAGGGCAACCTTGACGCATCCTTCGATGTGTTCGCCACCTTCCCGCCGAAGTACACTTCTCTTTCCTATGATGTTACCACTTATGCTACCACCTATCTCAGTACCGTCAATCAACTCAAGTATGATGTAGCTCAGTATGGCAATGTAACCTATATGGGAGTTGCCAGTTCCGGGCTTAGTCAGTTAGCAGTGGCGGTTAGAAACTTTAACGGTCGTGCCTACTTCGGCGGTGGACAGTATCTGTTCTCTATCAATAATCTACTTACCACCCTTAACCTCGTAAAAGATTTCGGTGCGGGTAAAGTTGTCTATGACATTGAGCCGTTCAATGATGAGCTTGTCATTGCTATGGGAGAAACTGAGAAGCTCTGGACAATGAATTCCAGTGAGACATTCACGCAGGCCACTGATGCTACATACGCCATAGCCCTAGGCCGAACTAATGAATTGCTTTGGCGGGCCGAGTCCATTAACAAGATCTCCAACTGCATAACCGCTCCACGGACTCTAACCAGTTGGACACCGGCGAGTCCCTCTCAATACAGTGCCGGGGATACCAGCTACAGCATAACGGATCTCATAGAGTATGCCGGTAGCATTGTAGCTATCAAACCAGACGGCGCTTACCTTGCCGATGGTGAGACGAACTTCCACAACCAAACTCCACAGCTTCTCACCTACCCCGATGACGAGAATGGTAAGCGCAGCTGGACAGCTTGGGGATTCCTATGGATTCCTTCCATCATCGGCCTCATCCGTATGTCCATTGGGGAAGCTGTAGTAGTTGGACCGGAGCTATCTCAACGCCCGGACTTCCGCTTCCACGTCCACGCCGGGGTAGAATGGAACGGAGCCATGTATCTCCTTTGCCATGACCACGGTGAGGTAGAGGAGCTATTCATCTGTAAGATGACCAGAGATCGTGCGGGTAATAGTTCCAATCAGTACATCTACCACGAGTGGTGCCGACTAGGTACCACGGCTGAGGGTAGTGTGGCGGTAGTCTATACAGGGGGTACCAACCCTACCCTTATCGTTGGGCGCAGTACAGGGTTGGCTCTGATTACCCTAGGCCGCGGCTCTGGCCCTGACATTGATGATGCTAATTACCCCTACGGAATGAACTTCATCCTAGAACCCGGACTGGTAGTACCCTCCAGTGACCTTGGCATTGAGATTGACTTGGTGGGCGTGAAGATAGTAGGTAAGCAGGTAGTTGGCGGTACTATCACCATCCAGCATGATATGGATGATAGTGGAGTTTGGAAGAACCTAGAATCCACAGTCGATGGACCCGGGAAGGTCACCATTGAGGATGAAGGCTGGTTCACTGCAACACGCTATGCTCAACCTAACACCGTAGGCCGGGCACTATACACCCGAGTCATTGGCACTATGCCTAGTGGCCAGCTCGGCACCGACCGGACTGAGATATACGAGATATGGGCCTTCGGCAACGCTCACCCTGAATCTACAGAAATCATCACTGTGGACATATACAGTGACATCAAAGCTCGTGTCCGGGGACTCATACAAGGACGCAAACGCAACCGTAATAACTTCCGCATCCTTCGTGAGTGGGCCTATGCTAACAAGATCGTAGAGATAAAGCTTCCCGGCTACGATGAGGATCAGCATATCCGCTGTATGATTTTGGAGGTGAATGATAGCAACACATCAGTCATCCGTTCCGGCACAGAGGACTTGCCCTCTAACGTAACCCGCATAGTCATGCGCCGGATTGACTTCAGTGGTGACCTCAATGGCTGACCAAATACAGGACATCATTGAGAGACTTGAGAGAATAGAGCAACAGTATGGTCTCCACCTTGGCCCTCAGTCAGGTGCAACATCTCTCAATCTCCCTCACACAGGTTTGCCTTATCTTAACAGTGACCACAAGATCAAAATAGATGACCTACCTACCGGCACCGGGGCGGACGAAGTTGCCCTCGGGAATCATGCTCATTCAGCATCAGTATGGGGGTATTACCTGTAGTGCTTGCCATCGACATCTTCGGACTCAGCCATGACGTGACTTTACTCATCGGAGCATTGACAGGGATAGCAGCAGTGATGGGTTGGGCTTATATACATCTGTTAAAACCCGTTGAGAAGGCGGTCATGGCTATGGCTGAGATCGTCGAGTTGCAACTCCAACCCAACCACGGGTCGAGCCTCGTTGACCGAGTAGCCCAAATCGGCCCAAATCATCAGGCCGCGGAGACTCATTGGAAATCTCTCGAACTCAATCAGGAGGCACTAAAGAAGGAGGTTAATAAAATAGTTGAAAGACTCAACTCTTTGGAAGAAGATAGAAGGAGGGACACGGCTTGACTGAGGTAGCATTCAAACGCCTTCCACTTGACAATCCCAGAATTACCGGGGGTTTCAAAGCCGACTATGGTTATGAGCATCGAGGTGTGGACTTTGGAGCGACAGAAGGGACTCCGATTTATGCCCCGGCAGATGGAATCAGTTGCTGGTTCCTCAACAGCAACACCTACTACCGTGGCCAGCCAGTAAAGAGTTTCGGAGATGCTGTGTGTCTCGACCACGGAGCGGACAAGGTCTACCGCTATACCGTCTACGCCCACATGAGTAAGCGGGTGGTGGAGATTGGGGACACAGTACACGCTGGAGATCTCCTCGGCTACGTTGGACATACAGGAGTGGCCGACGGCAATCATCTTCATTGGCAGCTTTGTAAGCTGGATACCTTCCCGGTGCAAATCGAATACAGCGCCGACCCATTGCTTTTCATGGAGGCAGACATGACCCGAGACGAAACTATTGCACTCATTAAGGAGCTTCAGGACACTGGGGCGCTGGCCAGCACCACGGATGTTCTTAGTTGTGTAGCTCAAATCGTTGGAGCAGAGGAGTCCACCTATTCCGACACCGAGAAGATTGACAAAGTAAGGGCTGCTATTAAATCCTTAGCAACCCCAACCCCGACCCCTCGGGTCACCACCACAGCAGCAAAGGACAAGGCATGAAATGTAAGAAGTGCGGGAAACCAAAATCAATGTGTAAGTGCAAGTAAGGAGGTCTTATGAAGTACCGAAATGAAACTCTTGGCTATCTGTTTGCTAGCCTCATTGTCATTATTGGCGCTCTGCTTATGGTTGGAACGGTTCACGCGGATACTCCAACCCCAGAGCCGACTCCAAGATTGACATATAGTAAATCCGCGTCTGTGGATGGTCACTACGTGGAGTGGACTATCAGTGTCACTAACAGTGGCAACGCCGACTCTAACTCACAGACTGTTCAGGATACCCTTCCTACCGGCTCCGATTGGGTGATTGTGAAGGACACCATCGGCTGTGAGCTTGTTCCATCACTCACCCCCGGCCGGGTGAAGCTCGACTGCAATCGCTTCATTGTTCCTAAGCGTGACCTTACCGGCGTGGACACTGATGGTATCAAGTTCGTAACCATCGGCGGAATTGTTGATAAGTGCGGTGAGTATTCTAACGCGGCACTGTTCAATTTCGTGATAGTTCGGGCGACAGTTATCAACATCCCATGTCCGACTACCCCAACGCCGATACCACCTACTCCGACCCCCACAATGGGAATTACGCCCACAAACACCCCGAATCCGACCCAACCCCCCAGCACCCCCACGGCCACATCCACAACGCGAATTGTCCCGCTTCCGCCTAACACCGGCAACTATAAGAGTGAGCCTCAAGGTGTAGCGGTTGGCACTTATGACATTGTTCTTGTGTCAAGTGTACTGGTTCTAAGTGGATTGGCTGTCATGGCATTCGGTTCCCGGAGGAGACGTAAGTGAAAAAGTGGTACCAATCTAAAACCATCCTCATCAATACCGCCACCTTCATAGCCATCGTGGTTCCTATTCTCAGCTCCCAGCTTGACGCTGTGGTTGGTACTGAGATGGCGCTTCGCATCGCAGCCGGGGCCGGGCTGCTTAACACCCTCGTTCAGGCCTTCATGAGATCCTTCGTGACCACTCCCATTCAGCGGAGTATTGTCTGAGGCTTCTTGTTAGTGCCGGTTTGCTCCTGACGGCACTAACGGTAGCATGTGGGGGGAGTGCGGGTGTAACGGTTGGTAGTTCTACCTCCACCCCGCTCCCCCTACCTACGTCCATCCCAACGGTGACCATGCTCACCACCGCCCCTATCGTAGAGGCAGTCCCGACTGTCCGGCCCACAGCTACACCCGCCCCGGAGCTGGTGGTTGTGGCGCAAGAGGTAAGCCACCCGAATGAACTTCGAGTGGCCCCGCAATCCTGCTATGATAATCCTGATCGGTACAACTGGCAGAAGTACGCCCTCATGGTTGGGTTCCCGGAGGAAGTCATCCCGGAGCTTACCATCATTGTCAACGCAGAGTCCGGCGGTGACCTTTGCGCAGTCAATCAAAGCTCGGGAGCATCCTGTTGGATACAACAGCTTCCCGGTGGGCCGCAGTTCTTCGACCCGGTAACCTGCATGTCTCAGGGCTATGCGAAATGGTTAGACGGGGGACGATCCTTTTGGAGACATTGGTATCAGTGGTGGGGTAGGTAATCTACATTCACCGATGTTAGGACAAGCCCGCCTGCAAGCCGTGCAGCGCGGGTTTTTTCTTGTGGGTGGATAGTAACATTCCTTCACCACACGACAGCAGAAACACTTAGCGGTAACCCAGTCTTTCATGTCCAGATGACTCCCTGCTTCAACTCAAAGGGCGTGTACAATTCAGGGTGCAGATGTGCCAATTCCTCAGGCGGCTCCCATGCACCATCGATGAGGTACTCATCATGTAGTTGTATCCTCATATCGTACCCCATGGAATCAATCAGCAGCATGCCCTTCTTAACTATGGTTGCCGCGGTTCCTTGTATAGGATAGTTGACAGCACACTTTCCCACGTGAGCGGCAAAGGCTTTGGGATTATAGTTCGCGCCCTCAACCGGCTCGGGCAACCGCATGCGTCTACCGAAATTATCTTCAACCCATTCCCCATTATGATTGTAGAACTGGTTATCAATCCAGCGCTGAGCGCCCGGATATAGCTCCCTCCATGCTTCCCGCATACCCTGAATTCGCTCGATTCGCACTCCCGTTCGTCGAGCCAGCATTTTGTTACTAGCACCGTAGACCATGGCGAAGTTGAAAGTCTTACCAGCCGCGCGCGAGACCCCACCGGCTGCAGCTGTAATACTGTGTAGGTCAGGTTCGGCCTTTGCATACTCAGCCACCATCGTCCTATCACCCGATACATACGCGAGTGTTCGCAGCTCGATCTGCCCATGGTCAGCCCAACTCCAGACTCCACTATCCGGGGCGAATACCTCCCTCATTGCAGGAGGTATATTCTGTAGATTCCGATTAACAGTATCCCAAGCATTAACACGTCCAGAAGCCAATCTACCAGTTGCAAGATCAAGACGGAAGTGGGTGTAAGCTCGCTCCTTCCCAATCCACGGGACGACATACGTACCCAGAAGCTTAACCTTGCCCCTATAATCCAACACCATGCCAGCCAGAGGATCATCAAGTGTCTCCAATATCTCTTCGTTTACTTGGAGCTGTCTTCGCTTGCCCTTGGTGAAGGGGAGAATATGTCCTCGACTCGCAAGTACAAACCCGACCTGAACGTTGCTCCCGGGGTTCTCAATTCCCTCGTACTCACACTCACGCTTAATTCTAAGTATATCTCGCTTGAGTCCTTCGGCATGTGCTTCAAGTACTCCCTGACGGAGTCGCAGACCCTTTCTTTGCATACGTCTAAGGAGCGGGATAAGTTGTCGGTCGATTTCATAGCACTCCCTCTGTCGGTCGGTGAGACGCTCGTCTATGTAGTGATACAGGTGCCAAGTTGTTCGGCAGTCATTGAGGCACTTCAATGCTACCTGCTCAAACGGCACCCCCAGCATGTGGGTAGTACCATTCAGCTCAAACAAGTCCTTGATGCTGAACAGGTCATCATAACCGAGCCACTGCTCCCCGACCCTCTGTAGCCCACCGGGGAGACCAGCGACCTTCGCCATGATCTCGCTGTCCTGAATATTCACATCATCTGGAGCATCGAAGCCCTCATCGAAAGCAAACTTGTCAAGGACTTCAAGGTCGAAGTTCTGTCCATTATGATAGACCTTAGTGATTTCTGAACATGACAATAAGTGCATGACGAGTGGCGTGTACACCGATGGATCAGGAAACGATCTGAAATAAAATCCTTCGCCGGAGCCAATATAGATTCCAACTCCGATGAGGGTATAGTCGTTAGTATTGACTGTTTCGGTGTCAACAGCAATAATACCTTGATGGGAACTGAGTCGTTCAATGATTTCCTCCTCCGATCTATCCTCCAGTGGCCCGCGGTAGAACCCACCCTCAATCTCCCTCATTGGCAGTCCTCTCCGCAGACGCATCCATGGCCGACTGTGCAAAGCCAGCGATTGTCTGCCCAACCTTCATACACTGTCGGCAGTTTGTCAGGTGCCGGTACTTGGTTACCACAGTCAGGGTGTTCAGCCTCCGGTACGGTTGTGCCCCGCAGGCCGTCCA